TAATTGCCAGATTCTTCATATGTTCTCTTAGCCATCTCGTCACCGATTACATTATATACAGTGCTTTGGTTCTGCTTATATGGACGGCCATCAGCAAATTCAATAATAGGAAGGAAGTCTGTATTTGCATCAGCAATATCTTTGTCAAGAACTGTAAGCTCTGGTGTCAGCTTCAGACGATCAGCCCCAGGGGCCGCATAGTTGTAAGTTCCAGTAGCATTATCAAGCAGTGATGTATCTTCATTGCTGTCAATGATATCTTCTGATGTATAAAATCCTACAGACTTATCAAAGCCAGTGTTTGAATACTTATTAACAACTACAAGTTGTGGTGATACGCGTGAGAAGAATCCCTTTTGATAAATTGTTCCTTCATCAACCGTTACACCATACCCTGTTCCAATAGGAGATGTTAGCGTATTAGCAATAGAAACTGTTGCTAGATAGTTAAGAGCTGTAACATCTAATACTCCAATTTCAACAGTAGAAAGAGAAGATGTAGTTTGCTTCATAACTGTGACATGTGGAGGAACATAATATCCAGCACCTTGGCTAACAATAGAAATCGATGTTACTTTGCCAAGGCCATCTGTTACAAGAGATCCTGTTGCACCAGCACCAATGATGGCTACAACATTTGCAGTATTCCCAGCACTAGGTGCAGTTATATTTCTAATAGTATCACCAGCAGTAACACGCCATTTAATTGTATTTGCAGTTATAAGATCAGCTGCTAGCGGTTTAACATTAAGGATAAGAACATTAGAGTTTGTTGTTGCATCTGTTGAAATAATTGTTAGATTTGCAACACCATTTTGAATAACATGACCGGCTGCAAATGCACTGGCTGGGAATGTATTACCACCAGTTGAGTTCTGTACAGCCAGTGATGATACAATAACTACACTATCATTATTACTAATTAATGATGAACCATTAATAACACGTGTCTTAAAGATCGGATATTGCTGACTAAACACTGTAAGTGTTTCACCGGCTGAGAATGTTAATGTATTAGAATTGGAACCAGATGAATTATACTTAACATAAAGCGTATTAAGATCTGGAGAACGCGATTCGAATCCTGCGACAGTCTTAACAATATATCCAGTAACGTTAGAACTGTTACGAACCGATAGACTATCATATGCAGTTACAGAAAGCTGTGTTCCATCTGTTTCAGTATCTTTAATCTTTACATAAGGAAGAACTGGATGGCGGACAATATTACAACCTTCAATGATTGTACCACGTTTAAAGATATTGTCACCAAACTTTTCAATTTGGTTTTGCAAAATTGTCTGGAGTTGATTAAGCTCACGCGCTTGTACGGCTACACCTGGTTTAAAAAGAACGCGATAAAAGTTCTTAGCAGGATCATAGTCGTCGTAGTATGGAAATACGTTTAGGTCTGTTTGCAGAGCCATTTAATTAAAACTCCAAGATTCTTAATTGGTTTATATATTTATTACAATCGTCAAAATGCCAACGGTGCATTGTGGCTAGAACTCCAAGATTATTTTGATAATTTCTGATTTGTTATCAGCTCTAGTAATTGGATCTAGATTTTCAATATATAAAACCTGGCCACTGCCAACAACAAAGTCTCCAGGGTATTTAGAATTTAATGACCGAAGCACTGCGCCAGAAGATACCCCAGTAATTGGTCTTACATCTATTGGATCTAAGTTATATATACTAAATTTATTACTGATATACATTGTATCATCATTTGACCCACCACCTAGAACAATACTATGGAATGCTCCACGTGCTTGAGCATAAGAAATCAATCCAGTTTGTTGGATAACTTCATCACTAATAAAGTTTGTACCACCGCCAGGGAAATCACCGGTCAATCTAGTTAATTGAACTGCTGTCGTAAACGCTCCGGCCGCTTTATCATTTACTTGGATAGATGCTTGACCTGCAATAGCAGTTGTTTCAATAACAGTTGTTACATTTGAAGTAAGACCAATAATGCGTGATTCTTCAGTAAACACTCCTGCAACATTTGATAAAGTAATTTGACCAACACTAACAGATGTCACTTTACCAGATGCTTGTAGAACCAATGCTGAAATGTCACAATCAGATGCAGTAAATGCCGAATTATTTGCAGCAACAATTTGATAATCATATGGAATACTGCTTACTATAGAAAGAAAGTTATTACTGCCTTTTGTAACTAGAACACGATCACCTACCGAAAAACTGTCTTTAAATAGCGGGGTCTGTGGATTGGCAAATGACGCCAAGATTTGTGCACCAGAACCGGTTGCAGTTGTATTAATTTGCAGAACTGGAAGACTTACATAATTATTGCCTTGGTTTGTTACTGTTATTGCAGTAACTACGTTTGCTGTTACAGTAGCAGTAGCAGCAAATCCTGAACCGCCAGTTCCAACACTGTTTGCAAATACACTTACTGTACTAGAGTTTGCATAAGCCGAACCACCATTGGCAATAGTTACCGTACTTGAAACGCGACCCCAATCTGTTTTTGTGATTACGTTACTAGCTGCAGTAATACTTACATTACCATGCAATTTAAGTTGTTTAAACTGGTGTACGGTTTCACCGATTTGAAAACTTCCTCCAATAGTACTAGCAGTTCTTAAAATAAGATCTACATTAGTATATAGAGGATTTTTAATAAGACCTACTTGTCTGAAATCATTTTCAGTAGGAATTCTGCCGCTTTCGCTATTTGTAAACTTGGTACTAATACAAACTCTTTTAGCGCCAAATTCTGATAAAGGATCTGATCCATGGCCTGCAATAGGTGAGATAATAGGTTGTAGCGTTGCTTCCTGGAATGTTGATGCTCCAGATACAGACACTGGCAATTGAATAAATACACTATTAATTGTAATTGGTACTATATTTGGTGTTTCTCCAGCATATGACTCGCCATATCGATATCCTACGCCAACTGAAAGCATTTCAATTTCAATAATACTATTTGAAGATGCGCTATCAATAATAGCCATACCTTCAGCGGGGGTAGTTTCAGTTCCATCACCCCAAACATAAACGTATGGGTATACTTCATATGTGTCACTTGCTGCAGGTGCCGTTGCAAATGCTTCATTCAATATAAAGATCTTTTGACCTCCAACGCCGCGGTAATCTACAATGCGACGATATTGATTTGCGGCACCTACTGAAGAATTTGTAATTTTAATTACGCATCCTACATAATAATCATCTTCAGCAACAGCGTCATCCGGCGCGCCGTAAATTGTACCAATACCACCTACTTTTAAATCAGTAGTTCTAAACACGCCAGATGAAATGTAATTATTATATCCTTTACCGGCATCAACAATATCAATTATTTCAACTGAACCAGGAACGGCAGCCGCTTGAACTGTTGTGTTTGCAATAACTGGCACATAATTTGCGCTGGCAAACTTTTCATATTGTGTCTTGGTAATACTATACATGTATTTCCAAATATAGTCATCACCCGTTTTAAAATGATTTAAACTTTTTCCGGTTGGAGCAATAGTAGAGTTGACAAACACGGTTGTATTGCTATTATTGTACAAACACTTGTACACATTATATTCAGTACTATCATCTACAACCGCATAGAAACTTTTACTATAAAGATCACCATCAGTATGGTCATATTTGTAATAGAAAGTATTTGCAGCCCAAAGATACTTAGGAATAACATGCATAACATCGCTGGAAGTAACTCTCTTAGCAAAGATCATGTTATCATAAACATCAAGATTTGTAGACTTAAGACTATCTACGGGGGTTGTTAGAATAGCATCGCTGCCAGGATAAGGAGTGTGCTTGCCGGCAAAGACAAAGTAATCGTTGTTTGTAAAAGAATCGACAAAAGACGTCGCGCTCTCAACATTAAAATTAGTTGTTACAAGTTTTTGAGTAACTGACATTTATTCCTCGACTGTCTTTGTCAAATAGTGGCCGGCCGTGGCGGCACCACTGTGTGTTCCATTAGCTGTTATATTTATGACAGGTGTTCCAACACTGTATAAAGATAATTGTACAGTTGTTGGTGTTGTTCCTGTAATATAATATGATTGCGCATTTGTCAACTTATTTTGTGAAAGATTTAATGTTAGTCCTGTATTCGAACTCTTAAAGTTTATGATATTAGTTCTTGCTCCAGTTGTTGAAAGCTTGAAGCCAGTTGTATTCGCATCCATCACATAATAAGATGTTGCATTGGTAATACCATTAAATCCTCTCATAATATTATGACCAGATTCACTGATAGAAGATGCTACGATATTTGCTATCGATTGTGTATTTCCTGATTGTGTAGCAAGCTTCAGAGTATTCGTCGTAGTTTCTATTATGTAGTAAATTTGATTGTTAGTAAGACCACTAATCGCCGTATTTCCAGCATCTGTGTAATACAATACTGATTGGCCATTGACAAATGGATGAGAACTAATAGTAATAAAGACATTAGCCGCATTTGCAGAGTCAGTATCCACAGCAGTATTTGCATTGAAGCTTTGTGTGTTACACGTTGCAGAATCAAAGGTTGCGTTGACATAGTCGCTGTTTCTAAACTTGTTGTTTGCAACTCGAATGAACGAATCTACTACTGCACCAGTATTCGTAGTAAACGTGCCCGTAATACTTGCTTCAACAGCAGTGTTAGAAGTAGTATAAAGTACCAAGTCACCATTTGCAAATGGATTAAACGTACCAATATTGATTGTTTCGTTTGTATTATTAATACTACTATTTGAGTTAAACTGGATTTCTTGGCCAGTAGAAATTTTTGTCAATGACAACGCAACACTGTCTTCTTCTACGACCAATGCAGAACCAAAGAATTTAGTTCCCGCTGTATGCATGACTTTCTTGAACATGTCAGAATAACGGTCTACAGAGATCTTGGAAAGGATCTCATATGAATATTCTTGATAATAGTCACCATCATGGACGTACATGTCTTCCGATAAAAATCCCTTTGAACTCTTATAATATCCCTTGCCGATGCCATTACCATCATTTACTATCTTGATACTGCCAGATCTTGCACCATCTTCTGATGTATACTGCACAACATCACCATTCGAATATCCAACACCAGAATCAACAACTTGCAATGAAGTAATCTGACCGCTGGCAGTAATAACGTTTGCTTCAATTAAAGCATTTAAACCAATTGGATAAAGCACGCTTGAATCTTCAACAACGCCGGTTACATTTGCACTCACACCTGACACATCACCAATAAGTATACTTGCAGTAGTAAAAGTATTTTCAAATGTAAGTCTCTTGACACGTGCAGCAGTCGTGTTTGCAGACTTTATGATTCCCCTTGCAGTTGATGTAATTTGAAATAAAGTTGCCGATGATACATTTGCTGTAACATATGGATTTGTATACGAAAGTAATGTGTTCGATGCTGTTACATTGATTGCTTGTGTATTACCAGATACACGAACATAGCCGCCAGTTGTATTTGAGAAGATTGATTGTATACTAGCATTCATTACTGGTGACGTGCTTTGATATACAAGATCGCCTGGTAAAAATCCAGGAACTGTTGAGAAGTTATGAGACTCGCCAGTTCCCGCCGCCGTAATATTAATATTAGCACCACCACGCGTGGCTGAAACCTGGAATCCTACGGTATTAGCATTCACAATATAATAAGCTGTGTTATTTGCTAAACCTGAAATTACTGTATTTGATGTTGGTACTCTATATAAGACGCGTTGATTATTTGCAAAGTCGCTTGCATATTTGACAATGTTATGGCCATTGAAATTTGGATTATAATATCTTAAATTATGGTTACCATCGCCGGGATTAAGACCAGTGATATCAACATTAGCACCTCCAGATGTTAATGAAAGTGCCAAACCAGTCGAGTTTGCATAACGAACATAATAAAGTGCATTATTTGATAGTCCAGTAACTGCAGTACTAGTTGTAAGATATCTTACTTGATCATCATTTGCAAACAATGTGTTAGCACTTGTAATACTGATAAAATCAGCTGCTGTATTTACTGATGTATTTGAATTAAATGATGCTATGTTAGCAGACTGTGTAATATTAACATTTGAACCGCCAGGTGTTAATGAAAGAGTTACGCCAATATCATTTGCAGTAGCAACATAATAAAATGCATTATTAGATAATCCTGTCAGTGCTGTATTGCCGGCATTTGTATAATAACGAACATATGTATTTGGTGGGTAATAAAACGTTGCATTTGCTAATGCAATAAAGTCAGTGTTAGAGTTTACATCATCAGATGAATTAAATGTAACAGAGTTTGATGTGTACAAGATAAAGTCATTACCACTCTGGATATCGTCTTTAGTATTTACAATAAAAGATTTTTCACTATATGTATTATCATATACGCCATTATCTACTTTAAGATCGTAATATACTAGATTAGCAAGTGTCTGATTGACCTTTTCACCAACAATATATACACCTGTTGCATTTGCAATATCAATAATAAAATCTTTGCGATTAAATGCAGAAATATATGGTTGATATACCAGAACATATGGATCAGTATTATAGTCAGATCCTGGGTCAACACCTGACAACGACCCGATTGTGCCAAGAGTAAATGGACCGAATGTCAGACACGAATAGATAGTATTCTTGACATCTCCCTGAGGATTCTTAGGGAAACCGTATGCCGCTGCTGTGATTGGCAACGACATGTATACTTGATTAGCTTGACTTATTGTCTCATAAGCAGTTATAGCATTGATCGCGGTGTTAGTTGTATCAAGACCATATTCAATAAGATTGCTGTTGGCATAAACTGTGGTGTTTGCAACACCACCTGTAACACTAAAATCCGTGTGATTGTCTTTAGTTCTGACTACACCTGCTGCAGTTTCAAATACCGTTCCGTGAACTAACTCATACAAATAATGACCTGTTTCATTTACTCTATTATTAGCAAATGTTGTATAAGTTGAATTGCTAATTGGCGTAGTTTTTGTCGACGGATATGCTAAAATAACACCGGTTGTATTAGATGCAACAACGTAATAATAGCCATTGTTATCCAGTCCATTAATTGCTGTATTGCCGGTATCAACTTGGTATCCAACAATATCACCAATAATAAATTTTGAATTGGCTGTAGGAAGTGTGATAAAACCAGTTGCAGCATTTACAGAACTATTAGCATTGAATGCAATCTTATTAATAGTCTGATATACTCTATCACCTGCCGCAAATCCAGTACTGCTAGCAACTGTTAGTGCAACTCGATCGTAATTAACTGTTCCTACGCCATTAGAAGCAAGAAGATCAGTACCAATGAATATTGTTTCAGTGTCACCAATCGTTCCTACATTAAACTGCGCACCTGAACCAAAACTAGTTGTAACTGGAGTTGCAGATGTATTAGTTGTCTGCGTGAAAAGCCTGCCAAATGAAGATGCTATATAATCGCCACCGGTTACATTAGACATATATGTAACCACAGTTGCAAATGACGTATTTGTATCCGTATAAAACTTTTCAGTTTCAGTAAAATAACCACTAATGGGAACAAATGTAAGGTTGCCAGTAAAAGTACCAGAATCATGCGATACTGTTAACAGAAGGCCTTCAGCAACTTTTTGACCGGCAGTATTATAACGATAGATGCGCTTACTTTCAGGCATCAAATTGTTATTGGCACTAGAATATTTTAGTGTACTAACAGACTTTCGAATATTATATACACCAAGTGTCAAATCAACCTGTAAAACATTTGCAGAAATTGAAGAATTGCTTAAAACTTCTAGACGTTGACCGATTGGAAACGAACCTGTTGCTGTATTGATAGTAATGGTATTTCCAGCATCAACTGATGTAATATTTTCAATAACTCCTGTGCCAATAACAGCAGAAGTATTTTTATAAAGAACAGTCTGCCCTACTTCTAATGTTCCAGTTTGACTAGATACAGAGATATTATAAGTTTGTGGTATACCCATCACTGTGCCAGTAATTGTGGCATCTTGTGCAGTATTGGCATAAAACGATATAGCATTTGCAGTAGTATAATAAGTTGCCGTATTTGTAAATACGCCATTAACATGAGAAATTGTAGCAGTGCCGTTTGCACCAGTCTGTGTTAAACTAATAATCTTACCGGCGCCAACGACAGTTCCACCACCAGTATAACGGAAAACTGTATTACCCACTACAAGATTTGCAGTTGCGCTAGTAAATCCTACACTTACAAGTGGCTCAACCGCTTGGTCAAACAATCTGAAATATGGCCCGCCACTTGTTGTGGTAACGCCTTCTAATGTTATTACTTTCTCTGAGATGATTGATTCGGCATCTAGTGTATATCCATATCCGCCATCAATAAAAATAAAGTCAATAATCCCTGTAGCTTCACTAACAGATTCTACACGAGCAATCCCACCTTCACCATTTGTAGATCCCTCAAATGTGACAAGATCACCTACTCTAAAATTGCGACCGCGATCTTGCAAAATAACACGTCTGATTGATCCCAGAAGCTGTGCTCTTTTTGATCTATCAAAGACTGGCGTGTTATTAATATTAAGACCAAGCAGTTCGCCATTTTGAAACGCGCCTTGAAGATTGCTGATATACAAAAGATCTATATAACCAGCTGATGTACGGCGGCGAATAAACTTCTCGACAAATGCTTTAGCACCTGATAAAGCACCAATAATTTGTTTGCCGACATAATCAATATTATAGCGACTGTGTGTTACTTCTAAATACTGTGGTCTTTCCCAAATACCATCAGATACACGAAGGATATTATCTGCTGGATAACGAACTTCGGCAGCAGTACCATATACCAACTTAAAGAATAAATCAATTGATCGTTCTGTACCCTTAGAACGATAAAGATCTAATGAATTTTTAACCAACAATTGTTTATTAGTAGCAGTATCGAACTGGATATTCTTAAGATACTTTTCTTTGAACTCAATGACAAACTCATCTAGTGTAGTGTCAATATCTCTGTATTCAGGAAGTTTGCGTGTATGATATAAAATATTGTTTGCAGTTTCCAACCACTCGTAATATGCTTTGACAAAAGCAATAAACTGCGGCCCCTCTTCCTTATAGAAAGAAGGAAATTGGTTCTCTACAAGAGGAGAAATAAGTGATTCTATTTTCTTCATTTATTCTCTAATCTGCTCAATTGTGATATTGACATCAGGTTCGATTATATTTAATATCACGTTTTGGATAGCTGTAACATCTCGTGATCTAGGTTCAGCATAAATCTTCAATGATGTGCCGACATAGTTTTGTACAATAAAGTTGTTCAGTCTGACTATACCAGTATCATAATCAACAGTTCCGACGTCAACAATCTTCTTGTGGTTTGCACCAGACTGAGTAACGATTCTCATGACGCCGTCACCATTGTCTTCAAGAACGCAATTTTGAATTCCCGTATATGTGAATGGTGTTGAACTTACACCATGAACATCGACCATTGGGTGTTCGTCACCAAGCAAAGGGATCTCTTGAGTCAATGGGCACTTGAAATCAATCGTCAGATTCAGTGGAACATTAAGATCAAGTGTCAGATACTTGACAAGATTGATATCAGTCTCATTACTGATAATGCTCTCATCTGTAGCATCAATCGCTTGAACAAGTTTAGAATATCTAAATGTCTTGACAAAGCTATTTAGGTTTATTGATGCATAGTTAAGAATAGAATCGATAACAAATGTTCGAATATCTTCTGGATTCAAACCGGTGCGGTTGATATTGTACTTGACTGTACCTTTAACATTGAGATATGTATATTCAGGACTAATAAACACCGGTTCCATTGCTACAGACGAACGCGAGCGCAAGAATTTTCTGTATTCATCTTCCTTGATCTTTGGGAGTCCATCAACATCTGTAAGATCAACAGAAACAAAGATACGACCATATTGTGGGGGCGTTGCGTCTTCACCACCATATGCTGTAACAGCATTAATCTCTGGGTAATTAGCTTTTAATAGGTTCTGATAATCTTCTGCTGTTACAGCGCGTTCTTGTGTAGTGAAAGCTCTCGGTGCATTGAATTTGATCGAGTTAAGATCTTCAGCAACAGCACCATCGGCCGCAGAACTGATAGTAGTAATAACCACATTGGCTTCATTATCAATACGGCCAGAGTTAATGAATCTGAAGGCACCGTTTGGAAGTTCACCATTTGATGTGCGATATTCAATAATGACAACTGAATTATTCTTTGGCTTTCTTCCTACAATTCCATCACCAAATACAACTTCATATAGATCGCCTACACCTGGCTGCAAGAAAAACACTCTAGATGTTTCGGTATAACCAAACAAAGAAGTCGCACGAGAATATTCTAAGACAGATGAACCATTATCTTCAAGTACTGTAACGGCAACACTTGATGCGTCAACACTTTTATTATTAATTTTAAAGATTAACGGATTGTTATAGTTGACTGCATATGTATCGCTTAGATAGTTACCTTCGTAAACTGTAATAGTATCACTAACAAACGAATTACCAACTTTATTGGTAATTACAATGTTTTGACTAGTTGTAAATGTGTATGTATAGTCGTCAACACGCGAAATAAATCCTGTGCCTTTTGGTACAACGATTGAATTCTTATTAGGATCTGTAGGAGTAATTGTTAGTCTGATATCAGCTTTAGCAGAAGTGAATGATCTAGGAAGATAGTTCAGCTCCTTAGCATGCGAGATAACACTGTCACGAAGTCTTGCAGAGTCTAAAAACATTTCATTGCTAACCATGTTCATATAGAAAGCATTCTGGTATGTATTGTATGACAAAATATCAAGCAAGACAGACAAGTTACTTCCGTCAAAATCATAATCCTTGAACTCTTCTTGTTCAGTCAGATATGCTTTGAGGGAAGCTTTATATTCATTAAAATCAAGCTGTGTGAGAGATATACTTGAATTGGCCATTATCTTGCTCTATAAAGTGTTAAGTTAAGTAGGACTGGATTGACACTATTTATTACTTCAAAATAGATGTATATATCATATGAATGGCGTGATTCATTTGATTGTACTACGATGTCAATAAGTCTGGCCCTTGGTTCGTATGTATCAACAGTTTCTTGAATTGTTTTTTTAAGTTCATCCTCAATAGCTGGGGACATGTTCTCGAATAAGAGACTTCTGATTCTGCAACCAACTTCTGGTTGGAACAGTCTATCATATTTGTCTGTAAGGATTAAGTTTTTAATAGAACGCCTAACCGACTCTTCATTGGTATACTTTACCAATCGTTTGTTTTGCGGATGCACATTAAAGTTTGTATAAAAGTCACTAAAAGCTGGCTTCTCAGAAGCTTTGCTTGTTCTAGTAATCTTATCGATTCTTGTGGTGTCTACCATCTAAAACTCTTTTACTTTTATTTATCCCGCTGGTATCGGTGCACCTGTTATTGGATCATGTCGATGTTTAGTAAGTTTTATTATAGAAGACTGTATCTCATCAGTAGATTTAAGAGTTCCAGTAATATCAATATTGCCATCGATATATAAATCGCCAGTAATTGCTACTTGTTGTCCTTGAATATTAATAACACCTTTCTTTGAAACCAAATCAATATCTTTATTTGAAATAATTTCAATGCCGGCTTCATTCGAGACAATCTGAAGTGTGCCTTTTATAACACTAATAGAATGTCTATCTACAGTTACACTTACGGAATCCTTTACCGACTTGGTAATGATAGTCCCATCTGGAAAAATCTCTATGTATGATCCAGACTTATGATACACATGAATACGTTCGGCTTTGGGAGTATCATCTAGTTCTAGAACATGGCCGCTATCAGTTGTAACTGTCATGTTATATGGATACTTTGCAGCGTACTCAGTTTTTCTTTCACCGAGTTCAGTAATATAATTTTTTTCAACCGGGCCCTTACCACGAGCATAACCCGATACTGAGTGGTTACTATCATCTACAACATATGGGAAGCTACCAACAATGTATGACAGTTTAGAGTTCACTTTGAATCCAAGTACCTTAGAATCCAGACTCAGACCAATAGCAGATGTGCCAATACCTTTAGCATTAGCGCCAGTTGGCGGCATTATAATATGACACCAAAATAGATTTTGATTGGATTCTAATGAATGCCCGATAAGTTCTTTCACCTTGACACGGCCCATTTTTAGTGGATCGTCAATGTCAACAACTTCACCTTGGAACCAGCGTTCAATATCCATTCATAATTCCTTAAAAACCTATTGCCTTTGGCGCATCCCCGCCATAGCCGTCTTTTACAATCTCTAACGCTTGCATATATTCGGCACCTTCATTAAATGTAAGTACATGATGACACTTTGTTACTAAATAGTTACCAGAAGCAACAACGTTAGTATCAACAAAAGGTCTATCTTCACCTAAAGTCAATGCACTAAACTCAGGGATCTTTGCAGTAATCACATCACCAATAGTCACTGTCGTATCACCATAAACTGTAATATGCGCAATGGTATTAAACAAGAATGAAAGATAGTATGCTCTTTTTGCCGCGGCCTCGGCTGTCTCTGCAGTTTCTACAGTTGGATCAAAATGAACAAGAATAACTTTGCCTTCATTTTTTGCCAGTTCTTTTTGAGTAGCAGGATTAATTGATATAGAGTTTTTATTTAACTGGACAAAGTTTAACCGCAATGGATCAACGTTTATATCTTCAATTTCTTGTGATATCTGATTAAGTTTTTTTACAACAATCTTACCAGCTCCAAGTGCACGGGTAACATTTTCATTGCCTGTTTGAATAGACGTAAATGCTAGAATGTTTCTCCAACTTGTTCCGGCAATACTGACATTGACAATGGCTGATTGTACATAATACTTATCACCAATTTTAGCAAGACCTTCTTTAATTAAACCTTCAAAGGACTTAAAGTGGTACCCTTTACTATTTTCATAAAATAAAAAACAATGACCCTGAAATTCAGAAGACATTGCTTTGAGTCTAACTTCATCAATAGCAGTGAATGGATTAATTAATGTGAAATTGAATCCATGTAGACCTTGTGTTTTTTCGGCAAAGTATTGTTTTTTAGATTCAATTAACTGTAATATTGCATTAATCATTGTTTCACAATCAATTTTTTCTTTTACTAATGAAAGATTTTTGATCTGCGTGGACTTTAATGCTTCTTGTGATACACATGTAATTTTATACACGATACCTTTATCATCCGGCGTAGCTACCGCAGGATCTACCATGACCGGATAGAATGTATATTTAACAGACGCCTGGTCATTGTCTTCGTATGTAGTAAACTCGATATCAATGCTGAGTTCTAGAAAGTTAAAGTGACCATACATATCAATTTTATCAGAGATGACAAACTCTGCAATTGTTGTAGGTTCTAATACGCTTTCATAAATATCAGCACGAGCACAATACGGTGATAGCCCAAGTTTTCTTTGACCTGGGGCATTCAAATGAAATGTTATAAGCTTATATTTGCCTTCAATAAATTGTGTTGCGCTCATTTTCTAATTTGCTCAATAAATGATTTTTCAACATCTGGTAAATAACTTGACTTAATCATGCTAATGTACCTTTTAAGTTCATTCTGTTCTTCTTCATAATCATATGCATAAACAGGTGCCCAGAATGATGCCTCTAAAGGATTAATATTTTCTTTTAGAACCGTTACTGTTGTGATTTTATCCGCAGTCGAAACTGCAAAGTTGCCTTCTACATGCTGAACAATAAGAATACCGGCATCCACATCTTTAGATACTAAAGTGCCTGATGCACTGACTGATGATTGAGAAATTATATCATCAACTTTATATTCGGAGATATCAGCTGATACGGTCAACTGCACAATACGATTGGTAGAAACAACCCAATCATCTTTGACTCGTTCATAACCAATAATCTGATTTGTTGTATTCAGTTTTGGTTTCCAGTATTTCATGATATTAATAGAAAGACTATTGTACACCGTTTCAGAGATCAGACTCTCATCAGGCGCCCAATCATTTCTATAAAACAAAATCTTGTTTCGAGCAATATCTATAGATCCATACTTGCCAACAATATAATTCTTAAAATCCTCAGGTGACTTGTAGTAGTCATGATATGGATCTATAATGTTATTAGTCATATAGATCAACCAGTCATACTGTGCAGAGTTGTAATAATTAAAAGAAAGAATATCAGGTCGCGTAGTTCCATCTTGAAGGACGTAATCAAAGTTAGCGTAGATATCTTTCTTAGTTTGGTCAGTAAAGTCTACGCGTGCAAGAATGTTTTTGGCAGGAGTGCCATTATAGTCGACAAGTGGAAATCTACTGAAATATTTTGTCATTATTTTTTTGCTATCCCAGCTTGAATATTTGATGAACCTGCTGCAACGCCGGAACTTACGCCCCTATAAAAGCTTTCCTTTGCTTCATTAATTTCACTAACGGCACCACCAAGACCCAATTTATTAGCGGCAGTATTAAGAACTTCTTTAACTTGTTCAAGACCATCTGGACGATCGCCTGGCTTAAATCCATAGTCCTTGGCAGTTTGAATCTCTGTCTCAATCAACTGTATTTCAAGTTGGATCATTGTAGGTTCTCTAGTGCCAACAAAGAATGATGGTAATCCTGCCGGAGCATAGTTAACTGAGACACCTTTAACAAGACACTTTTTAAATCTAATTAAATCATTGCCCCATGGCATCAGTTTAATATCTACCATCGGTGGATATAGAAGTACGGCTGTTCCTGACGTACTATATGCTGGCAATGAGTTCTTCTTAATCTCATTAATAATAGCTTTTAAGTTCTTGCTTTCTTGTGGATTACGTGGAGCAAATGTCCATTGAAAACTGTGGTTTCTAAGTTCCACACCACTAAATAGTGCTTGTAAGTGAGGATTAGGAACTGCACCTAATATCTGACCTACTGCACTGGCCTTATCACCTTCAAACTTTTGTGCAAGTGCACCGTATAAAATAGCAAACTCTGTACCTGAAACCTTATCACCAGCTCCTCTTCCAAGATCTACAAATAAATCAGCAATACCACCAGTAAGTGCACCTTGGGCGGAATCACCAATATTCAGATCAAAGTTTTCTTTAAGGTCTCTCGGAATAGGAAGTTGAATTGTTCTAAATCTTTTAAAGATTGCTTCCATTTGAGGACTTGGGCGGTGATAACTCTGAAAGTCTAGTGACATATAATACTGACCAATTTGGTCAGGAAACTGCATTACCATTGGGTTTGTAATATTTTGCTCGTTGATTGCCTGCACTGCATCCATAGTTGTCTCAGCAGCACCAACTAAAATTTTCTCTTCAATTTCTCTTCGTGAAACACGGTTCTGTTCGGATGTAGCCGATCTAAAGAAGTTGTCTGATCTGCCGATAGAGAATGCATCATTAAAACGTGCCGATATCTGAGAAGTTAACTGATCGGATAAACCAATCTTACTAAGTCCTTTGGCAACTGCACCTTCAACAGCATTTTCGAACTTTTGTTCTAGGTTATTGACTGCATTGTCAACAATACGGTCTAAAATACCACGTCTCTTTTTTAAACGTTCAACGCTAATATTAATAATACCCGACATTGGCTTCTCTTTACTGAAAGTCTCTCAATCTATTTATAAATAGAAAATGGCATATAAGGGAAAGTTTCAGCCGAGAAACCCTCAAAAGTATCTTGGTGATCCAACGAATATCGTTTATCGTAGTAGTTGGGAACTAAAATTTATGGGATGGCTTGATAACCATCCTGGTGTATTACAATGGGGTAGTGAAGAACTGATCATTCCCTATAGGTCTCCTATTGACAATAAAATCCATCGATATTTTCCGGACTTCATTATCAAGAAGAAGACACCGGATGGTAAAGTTGATACAGTCATTGTTGAGATCAAACCATCTGCACAGACGCGGCCGCCGGCGGTGATAAATAAGCCTAATAAGCGTTATATTAATGAAGTCATGACGTGGGGTGTCAACGAAGCCAAATGGAATGCTGCTACCAACTATTGCAAAGATCGTAGTTGGAAGTTTGAGATTATAACAGAACGAGAACTTGGAATCGACTTTTAATGTCAACTGTATTTGATACAATCATTACACAAGGTGTCCGTTCTGGCCAGATTCCCGCCCGTACGCAGGACGCTCGGGAATGGTTTCGTGAGACTGCCCAGAAGATTTCACGAATTAATGAGCGTGATCTTATGCGTGGCGATACATCACGACT